AAAGAAGATGAAGATTTTAAAAATGAAATTGAAACGGTAGAGCCAAAAGAATTATTTTTGGACTTTACAGAATCTAAGTTAGTTGAGAAAATAAATACCGGGGACACAACCGCAATAATATTTACTTTAAAAACAAAAGGTAAATCTAGGGGGTATATAGAGCGTAAAGAAATAGAACACCAAGGAGGCATAGAAAGCACATTAATAGAGTGGAAACCAGCAAGCAAAAGCGAACAGTAGAACAATTTTGTAACAGGCAGTTTTACGACGTTCTAAATTCAAATAAAAGATTTCGTATCCATCAAGGTGGAACCCGAAGCGGCAAAACGTATGCGATATGCCAATACTTGGCCTATTTACTTGTCAGTTCAAAAGAGCCTTTAGTAATATCTATAATTAGAAAAACATTACCAGCGCTTAAAGGTTCAGTACAAAGGGATTTTATTTCTATTTTAGAAAGCACCGGTATCTATTGGAAAGGCGTACACAATAAAAGCGAAAATACTTTTAAATATAACGACCACTTAGTCGAGTTTTTAAGTGTTGACGAACCGCAAAAAATAAGAGGACGGAAACGCGATATTGCTTATTTGAACGAGGGGAATGAGTTACTGATTGAAGATTTTAGGCAAATCAATATGAGAACTACTGACTACTTAATAATTGACTTTAACCCTTCCGACCCTGTGCATTGGATTTACGAGGATTTAATACCTCGCGAAGATTGCGAAACTTGGATAACAACTTATAAAGACAATCAGTTTTTAAGCCCAGAGCTAGTAAATGAAATTGAGAGAATGCGAGAGCGCGACCCGGATTACTGGCGAGTTTATGGAGATGGGCAAAGGGCTGTATTTTCTAAAAGGCAAATATTTAGTAATTGGAACTTTACCAGTGTTAACAGCTTTCCAGAGTTTGACGATGTTATATTAGGGCTTGATTACGGTTACTCGAATGACCCTACCGCAATCGTAGAAATATATAAACAAGGCGACAAATTATTTTTTCATGAGATTTGCTATGCTACGGGAATGACAAATCAAGATATAATTAACTTAATAAAAGATAAGGGACACGAACAAACTTTAATAATAGCAGAATCGGCAGAACCAAAATCTAACGACGAATTAAAGCGCGCGGGCCTATGGGTTAAACCAGCTATAAAAGGAGCTGGTAGTATTAACGCTGGGATAAGTTTATTAAAAGAGTTTGATATTACAGTAAGCGAGGAAAGCCATAATTTAAAAAATGAATATTTGAGCTATTACTGGCAAGAATTAAAAGATGGTACGATTATTAATAAACCACTTGACCGCATGAACCATTTAATGGATGCGCTTAGATATGGTGTTTACTCGGAACACTCAAATAAGAACAAGTTCTTTGTTATTTAATTGTTATTTTTGTAAAATAAAATTTTAAGATGGCTAACTTTCTGCAAAAACTTATACAAGGTCTAAGTTCAAAAAATCAAAATACTGGAGTTGATTTTAATAAAGCGATTTATAATTACCTAGGCGACCAACTGGTTTGGAACCCAGAAAAAGATGATACTTATATCAATAAGGGATATAGGTATAACAGTACAATTTACTCTATTATAAACTTAATTAATAAATCAGCGAGTACTATACCTTTTCAAGTTTATGAAGTTCAAAAAGAAAGCGATTTAAAGAGGTATAAATCTTTAACTAGCGGTGAGCTAAGCCAAACTACTTTAAGTAAAGCAGAGCGTCTTAGAAAGCATTCTCTTATTGAATTAGAGCATACAGAACTACACGAACTTTTAGAGCGCCCAAACCCTGCGCAATCTTTTAGTAGTTTTTTACAAGAAATTATCGCCTTTGGTAAGCTTACCGGGAATCGATATGTTTACGGTATAAGACCAGAAACTGGAGCGGGAGCAAATAAGTTTAAAGAGCTTTACGTTTTACCTAGCCAAGTAGTCGAAATAAATTCCGGAGGTTTAATGCAACCTGTAAAAGATTACTCTTTAGAGTATAATGGTAGCCACAAAATACCAGCCGAAGAAATTCTACATATTAAAGATTTTAACCCTTATTACGATGGGACTGGTTCGCACCTTTACGGTATGTCTCCCCTTAAAGCTGGGCTTCGTTCAATGGATGCGAATAATGAGGCGTTAACTACTGGAGTTAAATATTTACAGAATCAGACAGCTAGGGGGGTGCTTATGTCCGATGAAGGCGATTTAAACGAAACACAAGCCAGAGCGTTAAAAAGTAAATTCAAACAACAATACCAAGGGAGTAATAATGCTGGTGATGTTATTATTACGCCTAAAAAATTAAGCTGGGTTAACTTTGGATTAAACGCTGCAGACCTTTCTCTATTGGAGCAGTACGATAGCACAGTTAAAGACCTTTGTAATATATACAATGTTCCTGTTCAGCTTTTAAATAATACAAGCGCATCAACTTACAACAATCAAAAAGAAGCTAAGAAGGCGTTATATCAAAATGCAGTAATTCCAGAACTTATAAAAGTAAGAGATGAACTTAATAGATGGCTTACGCCGCTTTATGGTGAGAAATTATACATTGATTTTGATTTCACTGTTATTCCCGAACTACAAGAGGAAACGGAAAAAGTGGTACAACAAATGAGTCAAGCGTGGTGGCTTACTCCAAACGAAAAAAGAGCCGCTACAGGTTATGGAATAGATGAAGAAAACCCGGAGCTAGATAAGTATTATGTTCCTGCAAATTTAATCCCAGTTACTGGCGACGAATTGCCAGAACAAGAAGATTTAAAAGAAGCTGATGTTGATTACATTGCTTTAATGAAAGCTGAGGTTGTCGGTTCGAAAGATATGTACACCACAATACAAGAAGCTAAAGACAGAGCAGCACAGTTAGGCGGCGCGGGTTATCATAGCCACGTTTTTAGAGGTGGTACTATTTATATGCCTTTTGAGAACCACGAAGCTTACGAGGCTGCTATATCTGGAAGGCTTGATGAATATTACGAGGACTTGCAAAGAAATAGAGAGGACTACGACGAAGATAGTTATATTGAAGAAAATAGTATGATTGAAAAGGCTAGTTATAACGACTACCCACAATCAGCGACAAATAACGCTACAAGAATGATTGAATGGCGCGAGAAGTACGGCCGAGATGAAGTTAAAGGTGGTACCGCTGTCGGTTGGCAAAGAGCGTCAAGTTTAGCTAAAAGGGAAAAGTTAAGCGAAGATACTATTGCTAGAATGGCACAATTTAATAGACATAAACAAAACGCTACAGTCGACCCTAAATACAAAGACACACCTTGGAAAGATAATGGATATGTAGCTTGGAATTTATGGGGTGGAACTAGCGGAGTAAATTGGGCTATAAATAAAATCAAGAAATTAAGAGGCGAATAATGCCATTTGAACAAGACTACCAAGAAGGCTGGGAATCAAAACTTGAGGCAGCTGAACAAAAAGAGTTTAAACCTTTTTTGACATTCTTTAAAAGAGAATACAATAAAGGCATAGACACTTACCTAAGTACTGGCAAAGTTGCAAACTGGGAAACCCTTTTTAATACAACTGAGATAAGTGCTTTGTACGCTGTTCTTTATAGAAATATAGGGATGGTGTTCTCTGGGTATTATGCAGACACTTTTAAAGGTATTTATAAGCCTTATATAAACCCACAGGATTATAGAAATGTTTGGCGTGATAGTTTTGAGAATGTAGGAAAAAAGATAGCGCAGTTTAGAGGTGCTTCGGTAAGTGAAACGCAACAAAAAGAATTAACTAAAGTAATACAACGATTTCACTCTGCGCCAGAATTTCAAAACCTAAACGAGCGGGAAGCTGGCAAGATTTTGAGAAACCAAGTTAAAGGAATATCAGATTGGCGAAGTAAAACTATTGTAAGAACCGAAGCAACAAACGCGGCTAACTTTGCAAGTATGCAAACGGCCAAAGATATGTACGGTGAAGATAACCTGCAAAAGAAATGGCTTACAAGTTTTGCAAATAGTAGAGATGCTCATATTTCTGCAAATGGCCAAAAGAGAAAGTTTAAAGAAATGTTTGACGTAGGCGGTGAGTATTTAATGCACCCCGGCTCTGGAAGTAAAGCGGAAAATAACATCAATTGTAAATGCGTGGTACTGACTACGCCTGTTTAAAAAATTTATATCTTTGTACTATGGAAATTTTATATAAATCAACTCATTTAGGTGAATTAAAAGATGCAGACGAAAAAACTGGAATTGTTAAAGGCTACGGCTCTGTGTTTGGTAATATTGATTCTGACGGCGATATTATAAACAAGGGGGCATACACTAAAACAATAACCGAAAACGGTAGTCGAGTGAAATATTTATACCAGCATGATATGGATAAGCCACTTGGCAAAATGCTAAACCTGTACGAAGATGAAAAAGGTTTAGTTTTCGAAGCTCAAATACCAAAGACAAGGTTAGGCCTTGATGTTATGGAGCTTATGAAAAGCGGAGTTATTACAGAAAACTCTGTTGGTATATTACCAATTCAAAAAGAAATGGTTAAAGGTAACAGGCATATTAACGAAGTTAAACTTTATGAGATTAGCGCCGTTACACTTGCTGCAAATGACCAAGCTATGATTCTGGATGTAAAGGGTAGTTTTAACCAAAACAAAATCTTAAAGCGCTACGAGAATATGGCTAAGCTTATACGCAAAGGCGATATTTCGGATGACTTAGGTTATGCGCTTGAAGCAGAGATATTAAAGCTAAAATCTTTATTTGAGGCAGTAAGCACTCAGCCGACTGAGATGACAGTCACTGAGCCGCAAGTCGTAGAGAAAGATGAAAGCCCTAATATATATCAATATTTAATTAATAAATTTAACGACCAATAAGATGGAAAACAAAAATAACCAGCTTGAAGAACTTGGCGCTTTAATTGATTCTAAAATCGAAAAAGCTTCCGGGCAAGCAATGGATAACGCTAAAGGTGAGTTTGAAAGTTCACTAAAAAGCGAAATCGAAAACCTTACAAATAAATTTGTTGAGGTAAATGACAGAATCGATGCTAGTGAAGTAAGCATGAAGAAATCATTTGAAGGAGCTAAAAAAGCATCTTTCAAATCTTCACTTACACAAGCTATCAACGAGGGAGCTTTAAAGGGAATTACAGAAGGTAATTACAACGCTGCTAAATTTGAAATCAAAGCGGCTGGCGATATGAACATTTCTGGTAATACTACTGGTGATGTAGCAGAAATCGATAGAGTAGCAGGGATTAAGGCTGAGGCTTTAAGAGCTGACCACATTCGTGGATTACTACCACAAGGTTCTACAAGCGCTCAGACTATTAGCTATGTAAAAGAAGCTAATGCTGAAAATGGAGCGGCTGCAGTAGCTGAAGGTACTACACTTGCACAGTCAGATATTGACTTGGTAGAAAGTACTGTTAAGTTAGAGAAAATCGGAACTTACATGAGAATTACAGAAGAAATGATTAACGACATTCCAGCGTTAACTTCATTCCTTTCTGCTCGTATTCCTCAGCGTATTTTAACAGCTGAAGATAACGAAATCTTAAACGGTGATGGTTCAACTCCTAACTTAGATGGTTTATTTACTGACGGTACTGCTTTTGCAGCTGGTGGATTTGCTAACGCTATCGAATCAGCTAACGAGTATGACGCTCTTATGGTTGGGTTAAACCAACTACAATTAGCTAACTACAAGGCGAACGTAATTTTATTAAACCCAACGGATTTACATAAAATCGTATTGTTGAAATCAACTGCTAATGAGTACTTGAAAAATCAAATTTACCAAGGGCTACAGCCTTCAATCGCTGGAGTACCAATCGTAACTAATACTGCGGTAACAGCTGGTAAATTCTTGATGATGGATAGTAACTCAGCAACTCAGTTCTGGGTGCGCCAAAACTTGGCAGTCGAGTTTTCTAAGGAAGATTCTACTAACTTTAGAGATGGGTTTGTAACTGTACGCGCAACTGAGCGAGTAGCTTTAACTAACTACGAGCCTAAAGCGATTGTACAAGGTACATTTAGCACAGCTAAGACAGCGCTTGAAACTGCATAGTAAGTTTCAAATGTTTGGAATTAAAGAGGGGGGTATTGCACTCCCCTTTTTTATGCTCAACTAAAAAAAAGTAAAAAAAAGTTTGGTAGTTAAAATATTCTTTATATATTTGTAGAAACAAACAAACAAATAGAAATTATGACAAAAATGTTCGCAATTCAAGACAGCCAAAATAACTTTTTTATAAAGAATAGAAATATGGGAGTAATTAATATTCCAGAATTTGGAAATAATGCAAGTATAAAAATATTTAGTAGCGCAGATGATGCTCAAAAGGTAGCAGATACTTTACAAGTTCCAGTATCAGTTCAACAAATTATAAAAAAATAAAAAAAACCGGGGAGGCAACTCCCCTTTTAAAAACAAACAATCATGGAAATAATAGGGACTAATGAATTTGAAGATATGTACTGGGGAAGTTATAGTACAGAAGAACTAAAAGTAATTGTAGGGAATACAAAACTATTAAGGGCTTTTAGGGATGAAGCTAAAAAGCGGCTAGAAATTAGAAACAACAAAAACAAATAACAATGAAGAAAATAAGAGGAACTTACATGGCGAGCCAGTCAAGCTACAATATAGCCGTAGATTATACTTATTATTATGAAAAAGGTGATATAGAATTACCAGATTCTGGTGAGTTAGAGGTTACTGAATTTTACATAAATTCAGAAAGTGTATCTCTTGATTTTTACTACGAGTTTATACACCCTAAAATAGAAGAAGACGTTTTAGAAAACGCATATAACAATTTATAAAATATAACAAAATGAAAAAGATACAAGAAACACCAGAGTACATAATAGTTAAAAGGGCTACAGACCCAGAATTAAAAAGAACTTTAAAAAGGATAGTAGTGCAAGGAGCTTTATTTGTTGCGGCAATTTATGGCTGGATGTATTTATTAGTTTTTTTAATATTCTAAAAAAATTACTATATTACAATACCTTTTTTCATATAATTGTTTTTAGTAGAAGCGCTCGGTTTAGGTTGGGCGCTTTTTTTTTGTACTTTTACTTTGTGAATAATAATCAAAGAGGCACTTTTGCTGAATATTTGTTTGCCACTAAATGCATAGAGATGGGATATAATGTTTCTTTTCCATTATCAGATTCCTCTATATATGATTGTATAATTGACACCGGGAAAAAAGTGATAAGGGTTCAAGTTAAGTCAACTACTAGAATCCCAAAGGCAAATAGAGGTAGTGTACAAGCCCACTTACAAAATAGTAAATCTGATTACAGTACAAAATTTGTAGATTTTTTTGCTGTTTACGTTAATCATTATGACGGTTTTTTTGTTTTTAAAAATAAAGGCAATATGCAGACAATAAGATTGAGTTTAAATGGTAAGAATAAAGTTTTTTTTAATAACTTTGCTTTTAAATAACTTTCATTAAGTTTTTGTAATTGTTTTGTTTGTAGAAGGCGCCGATTAGTTTCGGTGCTTTTTTTTTATCTTTGTTTAAAATTACACTACATGAAAATTTTAATTAAAAAAGATGTTTACTCTTCGGCCGGTTGGAGGCGTGAAGGTGATATAGTTGAGTTAGATAATAAAACATATCAGCATTATTTAAATAAAGGCATCGGAGTTGAATACAAAGAGCAAAAAATAGAGAAAGAAACTAAAGAAGCTAAAACACCAAGGCGTAGAACAACTAAAAAAGCTAAGTGATGCCAGAGATAAAAATATCAGCAACAACCGGAACCGAAATAGTAAGCGCTACAGATGCTAAAAACTATATTAGAATTGATACGGCTGATGACGATTCTTTGCTAACATCTATGATTAGGCAGGCTCGTATCTGGTGTGAAAACTATATTGGTAAAGATATAGTAGCAAAAACTAGAGTTTATTATTTAGAATATTCAGACGATAGGTTTGAATTGCCATTTTCGCCAGTAAGCACAATAACCTCAGCAACCGTAGAAGGGAATGCTGCGACTTATAAAACTTACGGCGTTGATAAAAATATATTTGCTTTAGATAAACTTGCGGCTAAAGATGTAAAGGTTACTTATGATACAAGCGGTTTAAACGACGAACTTTTGCAACAAGCTATATTACAGCTCGTTTCAACTTACTACGATAACAGAGCTGATTTTGTTGTTATGCAGGGGGTATCTTTTGTTGAGGTACCAGCAAACGTAAAGCAAATATTAGCGCCTTATAAAAACGCCTTTATTTAATGGATGCTGGAAAATTAGATACTAGGGTTGAGGTTATAACGCAAACTAAAACAGCGGATGGCTTCGGTGGTTTTACAGCCAGCGAAACTGTATCGGCGACTGTTTGGGCTTATGTAAAAGAAATAAACGGTGATGTCGAAGGTGATGGTTTTAGAAGAGGTCGTTATCTCAATGTAGAAATAATAATGCGAGATAAAACGGTTGAGGAAAATTCAATCGATGAAGATACTATTTTAAAAATACAATCAAAGTCCGGCAAATACCGTATAAAAGGAATCTTTGAAAGCTTAAAAAGTAAGTTCGTAAAAATTAGCGCAACTAAATTAGATTAATGGGTAATATAAGCGTAAATAAGAAGGATTTAAGAAGGTTAAACTCTAAGCTTAGGCAAATACGCCTAGGAACAGAGAAAGACGTCTTAGAAGGTCTTAAAGTGTTTGTATTAAATTCTGTTTCTGATATTAAAAAAGATTCCCCCATTGACACCGGTAATTTAAGAAAAAGCATAAACGGGAACATGATTGATAAAAATAGTGCTTTTGTTGAATCCATAGCTTTAGGCGAAGATAATTTTGATTACGCACCTGTTCAAGAATTTGGTAGCGTTTACAGAAAAGGGAAGCCTTACTTTTACCCTAACATTTTAAAGAATTTAAAAAAGGCGATTTTACTTATAAAATCTAAAAACAAAAGAACTGTAAAGAAATGAGAGAATCGTTACACCACATAAGAAAGAAATATATTGATGCGATTACTGGTAATATTACTATTGATGGTAACGCTGTTCCGATATACAATAGAGTGCCTAGTGCAGCATCTACACCTTTCATAAAAATATATAGTTACTTGCAAGATGAGGTTGACCAAAATGCAACTTCATTTACAAACGAATGTATCACAAGGATTGAGCCTGTTACTTCTTATTTCGGAGATAACGGCGGGGAATACCAACTTAATTTAATAATAGACGGTATTTTAGACATAGTAAGAGATAAAACAAACATAGATTTAAGCGCTGAGGGTTTTAACGTCTACTTAAATACCATAGACAAGATTAGGTATTTCGAAGAAGTAGAAAACGACATCACTTATTTTAGGGCTATAATCGAGGTTGCAAACAGAGTGGAAAAAATATAAATTATGGAAAACACAAAATACTTTAAGATTGAGGAATTTGATTGCCCTTCGGGTGACGCTCCTGCTAGTGAGTTTATTAATTATGATTTTGTTAAAAAGCTTAACGCGGCAAGGCATAGCGCTGGAATACCATTCGATATTAATTCCGGGGTGCGCTCGCCAGAGCATAACGAATCTATTGGAGGTAAAGAAAAGTCAAGCCACCTGTCCACTACAAAGGGGGGAGCTTGTGCCGCAGATATATCAGCAAAAGATTCTTTGCAAAGATTTAAAATACTCAAAGCCCTTATTGACCAAAAGTTTAACCGCATCGGAATTGCTAAAACCTTCATTCATGTTGATGACGACAAAAGCAAATCAAGCGGCGTTACTTGGCTTTACTAATACCACTGGCACGACCCTATGTCTAACGAAAAGAAAAAGTTCAAGGATACTCAAGTAGGTAAATTTTTACTAGATAAAATACCTAATATAGTAGGCGCAGTCGCTGGGGATAGTTTGGCTGGTAATGTTATACAAGCGATTATAGGAGGTTCTGAAATGACAGAAGCCGATAAAGGCATAGCATTAAAAAAACTTGAGTTAGAGCGTGCGGAGATTGATGGTATTACGAGGCGCTGGGTTGCGGATAGCCGAAGCCAAAGTTGGCTTGCTAGAAATGTAAGACCTTTAACTTTAGCGGTTCTTGTTATTAGTTATGTCGCTGGGTGGTTTTATGGTTTAGATACTGATAACACAAGTGATTTATTAACTTGGGTTCTTTGCGGGTATTTCGGAGCTAGAACGGCGGACAAAATAGGGGTAAACTTTAAAAAATAAATATGGCTACAAAAGATTTATATTCTGCAAATAATTTTCACCGAATGAGTTTTGGTGATTTTGGTTTTAGGTTACTAGACCATCCGGGTACTCAAGCCACCCCAACTGGAGAACATTTTTGTATGATTGAATGTATATCTACAAATGCTACTATTAGCTTGACTAACGACACGCCAAACGGTGATACTACTTTAACTGATTACAGTTTAAAAGAGGGTCAAATTATATACGGTAATTTCACAGATATATCGCTATCTGGTGGCCACGTTATTTGCTATCTAAGGCGCTCTTATTAATTATGATAGGAGTTACTCGAGGGTTAAAGCAAATGGCAATAAAAAGGCGAAAGCTGGTTATAAAAAAAAATAACGCCGAAACAATTAATAAGTGGGAACAAACTGATAAAAATTGGAACGGTGATAACGAAAATTGGGAAGATTTATTTTGATTAAATTTGTAAAAAATATTTAGATGGGTACTACTTTAACTGGCAAAAAAATAAAAGACACTTACAAGTCGCTTGTAAAAGTTAGTGATTCTACTGAGGCGGGGTCAACTGCCAAACAACTTTCCGATGGAGATGGGAATGACTTAGGGCTTTACATAGACACTGATGGCGTTTTTGGTATTGGTGCGCCAGCAAGTTTTACCTTAGATGTAAGCTCTGCAAATGATGGAGTAGCTCTACCAGTAGGAACAACTGCAAACAGACCGACTGGCTCAGCTGGAATAATACGTTATAACAGCACTCTAGGGAAGCTAGAGTATTATGATAGTGCTTTTAAACAGATAGCGTCTGAGAGCTACGTTAATACGCAAATAGATGCCGTATTGGATTCTGCTCCCGGTACACTAGACACACTAAACGAATTAGCAGCTGCATTAAATGATGACGCTAATTTTTACACTACGATAACCAACTTAATAAACGCTAAACAGAATATACTAACCGCTGGAACTGGTATCGATATTACATCTGATACTATTTCAACGGATTTAACTGGCGGAACTGGTATAGACATTACAGGCGATACTATTTCGACTGATTTAACTGGAGGCACAGGTATCTCTATAAGTGGTGCTACGATAACCAATGGAATGACCGCTGGTACAGGTATATCTATTACAGGCGCACAAATAAGCGCTGATTTATCTGGCTTAGTAGATACTGGAGCAATCCAAGGCGATGCAGTTACCGCTCCTAAGATAGCGCAGTTTGATGACAATTTAAGCGCTGCCGTTGCTGGTAGTTTAATGGTTTCAAATGGTACTGATTTTACAGATGTAGCAATGTCTGGGGATGTTACAATAACTAGCGCAGGCGCTACAACTATTGGAGCTGATACAATAGACGGCACTAATATAGTTGATGATGCTATAGATTCAGAACATATAACAGATGGCTCTATAGATGAAAGTCATTTAAACGCCACTAATACGCCTACAGATAACTACGTTTTAAGTTATGACAGTGCAAGCTCTGGTTTTACTTGGGTAGAATCCTCTGGGGGGGGTGGTGCTACTACTTTTGTAGTAAACAGCTTTGATGGCGATGGTAGTACTGTAGCATTTACTTTAACTAATACTATAGCTGATGAGAATAATTTGCAGGTTTATATAGATGGGGTTTACCAGTCAAAAAGCAATTACTCGACATCTGGTCAAGTTCTAACTTTTTCAACTGCTCCAGCTAACGGAACTGATAATATAGAGGTGACTCACGCTGTGGCTGTAGGTGGAACTCCTAGCATAGAGGTAGATACTTTTAATGGAGATGACAGTACCGTAGCATTTACTTTAACAACTGAGCCAGCTACAAAAAACAACCTACAGATTTATATAGATGGGGTTTATCAAGCTAAAGCGAATTATTCTACAAGCGGAACGACTTTAACATTTACGACAGCTCCGCCTACAGGAACTAATAACATAGAAGTAACCCATATTAAATTATCTTAAATTTGTAAAAAATAAACCATGGCATTAACTAAAATATCAAGCGGAGTACTTGGAGATGAGTTTACAACCATTGAAGCTATGAGCGCTTCGGCTGTAGATTTTTCAGCGGCTCAAGTATTTACAAAAACACTTACCGCGGACACTACTTTAACTTTTTCCAATGTTTCGACTGGAATGGTTAAGGATTTGGTGATTACAGGCGATTTCACTTTAACCTTACCTTCATCTGTTAAAATTATTACAGGAACTTATGACGGTACAGTAAGTAACTTAATTCAAATAACGTCTACTAACGGCTCTACTGAGCAATGGGCGACAATATCTAAAGAAGCGGTATAATATGAAAGCAAAAGATTTTAACGGTACAATTAGAACATATAGAAGATTACCGAGCGTTTGGGAAGATGCCAACGGTTTACATTTGAATTTCAAAAAAGCTAACCATGCTGCATTTGGTTTTTATGACGTTGTAACGCCTTCTTATGATAAGATAAGCCAAAGATTAGGTGCTATTGAGTGGGATGCTGATAACAGCTTATTTACCTACCCAGTAGTAGATATTGACTTCGCTTCTACTCATGATGTGTCTACACCTATTTTAGATGATGATGGAGACCCTGTTTTAGATGAAGATGGAGAACCAACTTATACCGTAACTACTGAAAACACTTATAAGATTGACGAACTAAAGTCAGATAAGAAGAAAGCAGTAAACGAAGAAGCAGGAAGGTTATTAAAGCCAACTGACTGGTATGTGATTAGAAAGTCAGAAAGAAACGTAGATATTCCAAGTGATGTCGTTACGGAGCGTGCTGATATTATTACTAAAGCAAATGGATTTGTAGATGATATTGATGCGCTTACGACAGTAGAGAGCGTATTGAGATTTACGTTTGATTATTACCCACAGCCAGAAGTTTAAAAAAAAATATGTTAGGAAAAAGAATTATAAATACTGGAGCAGATGCAGGAGCAGCTTGTACCACAGATACAGTTCAAATATTAGATGGAGTACCTTTTGATTCTATTGCTACATACGAATTAGAGAGTGATGCTTCAAACTCTATAAAATCTGGATACATAGGAAATGGCGCTATATTTAATGGAAGCAGTAGTTATGTTGATACAGGGATATCTTCACTTTCTGGGGCTTTTAGTGTTTCAT